GCAGGCCATGATAGCACCCCAGCAGATCACCGGGTTTCCGGCACCGCGCCCATACGGTGGTGGGGCGGGATTCGCTAAACCATTACCACCTCCTACTTCTTCAGATTGGTCCCAGACTGGGGGTGGTGGTGCAGGTAGACCATACCTCGTTCTTAGAACTAAGAAAGCTAAAATAACCGAAACATTTGATGATATAATAAGAGAAGAGTGTTCACAATTTTTAACTGAAGATATGCAGTACTTAAATGAATTTCAATTATTTGATAAGTTAAAAAGATCAGTTAAAAGTGTGTCAAGTCAAGTGATGAATCAAGCTAAAAAAATATTAACTACTGTTATAACTCGTATCAAACAGGCCTTTAGTGATCTTAAAAGATTAGGTAAAGGTGTAATGTCTGGTCTATTAAAGTTCTTCGGCCTTGAAGTTAGAAATATTAAAATCAATGGAAGCGGAGACTTCCCACTACTATGAATCTAAAGCAACACATATCAGAAGCAAAGAATACTCATATGACTCACATAGAGGATATGGTTATAGATGGTGGTGTACAAGGTGCCCGCTCAGCTATCTTTGCTTTAAGAGATTTAAGAGATATGTTGGCAGGTCATACCAATGACACAAAGCAAGTCACAGTTAAATGGGATGGTGCACCAGCTGTATTCGCTGGTATTGATCCATCTGATGGTAAGTTCTTTGTTGCTAAGAAAGGAATATTCAATAAGAATCCTATGGTATATAAGTCAGTTAAGGAAGTTAAGGCTGATACCTCAGGTGATTTAGCGGCAAAGCTTACAGTGGCATTTCAAGAATTAAAGAAACTTGGTATAAAGAATGGGGTCTACCAAGGTGATATTATGTTCACTAAAAAGGATCTTAAGAATGAAACAATTGATGGGGTGAAGTATGTAACTTTCCACCCTAACACTATAGTATATGCAGTACCCGTAGAAGCAGCTAAAGAAATTAAAGCAGCAAAGATTGGAGTTGTATGGCATACTTATTATCAAGGTGCGACCTTTGAAAAAATGAATGCAAGCTTCGGTGTATCCATTGCAGCATTTAAGAAAGTTCGAACGGTTTGGCAGAAATCAGCTAACTTTCCAGATATTTCTGGTCTTGCCACATTAACAAAAAAGGAAACAAATGAAATTACTAAACATATTTCAAACGCGGGAAAGCTCTTTCAAAAGATCGCCTCCAGCACACTTGCTGATGTATCTACAAATAAAGATATTAACTTATTTATTAATACCTTTCGCAATACAAAAGTTAGAGCGCAAAGCGAAATTAGCAACACAAAAGCGCATACAAAAGAACTAATTAAATGGATTCATGATAGATTTGACAACGAAATAGAGAAGTTAAAGAGCCAAGCAGGTAAAGATAGAAAGAATGATGCTAAGATAGATGCATTGAATTGGTTCTCTGATGATAATCAAGCTAATTTAATATTAATGTTTGACATGCAAAACGAACTTGTCCATGCCAAGAGGAAGTTATTAACACATCTTGACAGTATGGATAGTATAAATACATTTATAAAGACTAAAGACGGTTTTAGAGTAACAGGCGCCGAAGGGTATGTTGCCATAGATCATTTAACTAATGGCGCTATTAAGATTGTTGACCGAATGGAATTCAGTTATAACAACTTTAGCAAAAACATAATCAAAGGGTGGGAATCTGAATCACGATGAGTAATTTATATACCTTTAAGGAACACTACTTAGGAGAGGCTGCAGGTATAACCGTAACCATCAACTTTGGTCGTTTCAATCCTCCCACTATCGGCCATGAAAAGCTTTTAGACATAAGCATGTCTAAAGGTACGGGTGACCATAGGGTATATGCAACTCAAACTAAAGACAATAAAAAGAACCCATTAGATTGGAAGACTAAAGTTAAATATATGCGTAAAGTATTTCCTTCACATGCCAGACATATTCTTATGGATAAGAAAGTCAAAACAATTTGGGATGCATTAGCTATTGCATATAAAGATGGATATAAAAATTTAGAGTTATTTGTTGGTTCAGATAGAGTAGGTGAATTCGATAAGCTAGTTAAGAAATTTAATGGTGTTAAAGCTAAGCATGGTCTATATGACTTTACCGATATAAAGGTTATAAGTGCTGGTGAGAGAGACCAAGATGCAGATGGTGCAGATGGTATGTCAGCCTCTAAGATGAGAGATGCTGCATCCAAGAATGATCTTGTTGCATTTACCAGTGGTCTACCAAAAAGATTTAAAGATGCCGAGGGACTTATGAATGATGTTCGTAAAGGCATGGGTTTAAAGGAAGATAAATCCTTTAGACAAAATATAAAATTAAAGCAAGTCTCGAGACTTCGTGAGAGGTATGCGGCTGGCAAATTATTTAATGTGAATGATGACGTAGTAACACTTGATGGTGAAGGTATAATCAATAAGCTAGGTAGTAATCACGTTGAAGTGAAACTGAATGGGAATGGAAGGTTTAAAAACTTCTGGCTTTCAGATGTATGTTTAAATAATTAGGAGATATTATGAGTGGAGAAACAAAAGGAATGTTCCCAAAGGGAACTACAGCATCACTAAATGGTTATCATTCAATAGCAGGTGAATTATTAAGTGGGGTTACATTAACTCAAGCAGAAGTTGATGCTTGGAATGGAGTTAAGCCAAAAAAGAAAAAAGTTGATGAAGCTAAATCATATTCTAACAGATCATCAAAGGATGATTTAGAAGAGTATGGTAGAACAATTGGGATTGAACTAGACAAACGGAAAACTAAAAAAAGTTTATTGAGACAATTAAAAGATTTTAAAAATCAATTGAAAGAAGAGATGTTCTCAAAAAAATAAACATAAATAATATTATGGAACTGACTAAGAATAACTTCGAGCTATATGCTGCGAAGCATTATCAGAGAGATAAGTGGGCAACGACTGAAGACTTTAAGGAAGATATATCTAGATTTAAATATATCAACCGGCTAGTTAATAGGTATTATCGTGATGATGATTTGAAAGAACGATTGATATTAAATCATATTATTATATTAGGTAATGTGTTAGGACCAGACGTATGCGCAAAGATATTAATGTCTAAGACAGACATAACTTTGCGAAGTATTGTTAAAACATTTTTGGTATATTTAAACTATTTACCAGAAGATCAGCATGTTGAGATTCCATTAGACTCGACTGTTATAGATGTATTAAGGAAACTATGAGCGGATATTTAAAAGAAAGTGCAGTAGATTTATTCATAACGTATAAATTTGTTCGCTTACTTGTAACATCTTGGAAAAAAACTGAGGCATTTGATGCAGGTGTAATTGACGATAAAGGTAAATTATTAGTTAAGGTTAAAGACCAAAGTTCTGCTCAAGAAAAAACATATACAATTTTTCACAGGTTAGTCTTTAATATAAAAAGATTAATGGAAAAAATACCATTCGGTAAATCAAGAATAGCTTCTTATGCTGCAGCACTCTATCTATTAAAAGAAGAGACTGGTATGGCAGAAGAAGATATCTTAAAGGTATTAGAAGACATAGGTCATAATATATCAATTGATTTAAATGAAGAACATAAAGAACTTTATGAAGGTCAACATATACTAAATCATGATATTTTAGAAAGCAATAAAGGAACTATTGTGAATTTAGATTCTATAGAACCGGTTGGATACTTTGCTGGTATTCCTATATATAAGACAAGAGAAAATATATTAATATCTGTTGGAAATATTCTGTAATATAATTTAATTGGAGTGACATGACGTCTATCTTTGTAACGAAAAGGTCGGGTGAAACTGAACCGTTTAATATTAATAAAATCCATCGAGTGCTTGAATGGGCATGTAATGATTTAGTTGGAGTTAGCATTTCTGAAATAGAAATGAGAGCCAATATTCAATTATATGAAAAGATGGAATCTATTAAGATCCATGACCTTCTTATAAAATCCTCGGCAGAACTAATCACTGAGGCAACACCTAACTATCAAACCGTAGCAGCACGGCTTATTAATTATAAGCTTAAGAAATTAGTGTATGGTGATAAAGATCCATGGCCTCTTTATAAGATTATAGAACATAACATTGAGGCTGGTGTCTATGACAAAGATATATTAAACAAATATTCAGAATCTGAAATAGATTATATAAACAATTATATTATTAATCATAATAGAGATGATGACTTCACTTATGCTGGTATGGAGCAGATGAGGTCTAAGTATCTTGTACAGAACCGAATGAACGGGACTATATACGAAACGCCTCAGGTATTATATATTATGATTGCTATGACCCTATTTGCTAAGTATAATGGTAGACGTATGAAGTTCATAAGAGAATTTTATAATGCGATAAGCCAGTTTTATATATCATTACCCACACCTATCATGGCCGGAGTTAGAACTCCCACAAGACAATTCTCTTCATGTGTAGTTCTAGAAACTAATGACTCATTAAACTCAATCAATGCAACAAGTACTTCTATAGTTAAGTATATAAGTAAAAAGGCAGGCTTAGGAATTAACGCTGGAAAGATAAGGGCTGTTGGCTCACATATTGGTGATGGTTCTATAGTTCACACCGGTCTAATACCATTCCTTAAATTATTTCAAGCAAGTGTCAAATCATGTTCTCAAGGGGGAGTACGAGGGGGTGCAGCAACTGTATATCTACCGGTATGGCATTATGAATTCGAAGATCTTGTAGTACTTAAAAATAATAGAGGTACTGATGAAACACGAGTACGTAACATGGACTATGCATTTCAATTTAATAAGCTTATGTATGAAAGGCTATTAGAGGGTGGTAAGATAACATTCTTTTCGCCTGACGATGTGCCTGGATTATACGATGCATTCTTTGAGGATCAAGATTTATTCAAAGAGTTATATGAGAAGTATGAGAGGTCATATAAAATTCGTAAGAAATCTCTACCAGCCCTTGAAGTATTCTCTCAATTCTTAACAGAACGTAAAGAGACTGGACGAATATATCTACAGAATGTAGACCATGCAAATACACATGGGGCATTTATAGAGAAACAAGCACCTATACACCAGTCAAATCTTTGTTGTGAAATCGATTTACCGAGTCATGGATTAGAGTCATATGACGATACAAGTAAAGGTGAGATAAGTCTTTGTACTCTTTCAGCAATTAACTGGGGATTAATAAATGATCCTAAAGACTTTGAGAAGTATTGCGAGTTAGCAGTACGTTCTCTTGATGCTCTTCTTGATTATCAGGATTATCCTATTATTGCAGCGCAACGATCAACAATGAATAGACGACCACTTGGTGTGGGTATAATTAACTTTGCATACTTCTTAGCGAAGCGTGGTCTTAAGTATAATGATGATGCTCTTGAAACTGTTGATGAGTATGCAGAAGCATGGTCATATTATCTCATTAAAGCTAGTGCTGATCTAGCTGAAGAGAAGGGTACATGTTATAAAAATCTTGAGACTAAGTATGGGCATGGTATCTTGCCAATAGACAGCTATAAACCCGAAGTCAATGAATTAATCAAACATAAGGAAAGAATGCCTTGGAAGGCGCTGAGGGAACAGCTTTTGAAGGGAGGTATAAGAAATTCAACATTAATGGCTATTATGCCTGCTGAAACATCAGCTCAGATTAGTAATTCAACTAATGGTATAGAACCTCCTCGTGCTCTTGTAAGTTATAAACAATCTAAGGATGGTATAATGCCACAGGTTGTACCTAATATTTATAACCTTAAGAATAAATATGACTTACTTTGGGATCAACCTGGACCAGAAGGTTATCTTAAAATCATGGCAGTACTTCAGAAGTATGTTGACCAAGGTATATCTGTTAACACCAGTTATAATCCATCCCAATACGAAGATAATAAGATACCTATGTCTGTCATGTTAAAGGACTTAATTACCTTCTATAAATATGGTGGTAAACAATTATATTATTTTAATACAAATGACTTGACTAATGAAGATGAGTCAACAATAGACATGGAACGTAAAGATTTTAATAGTGATAAAGAATATGATGACTATTGTGAAAGCTGTGTTTTGTAGAAGATTATTCTATCAAACTATTACATTATAAAATAATAATCTTTTTTTCGAAAATAGTTGCGTTTGCTATGTACTTTCCCTATAAATTATGTTATAATAGTTCTTTAAAATGAAAATAGGTTTCCAGGAAACCTTAGAATATAAATAAAATATGATTAAACTATTTACATGAGCGGGAATTGGATTTGTACTAACACTCGCTGTCACAGGATTGTTATCCGACCTTTTCTTCTTACTATTTCTTAAACTAAAAGTTTAGGGATGATGTACCTTCGAAATAAGGCTAAACTATTTTTAAAAAACGACATAGGAGAATATATGTTAGATAAAATCACAAACGGCGTTGCAGCTGCAACGACTATAGGCATGTCGCTTATCGGTCTAGCTATTATACTACAAGTAGTATTCGGAACAGGTGTTCCATTCTTAGGCGGTGACGTCATAGGAACTATTATTGGTATCGTAGCACAACTTGGTGATGCTGGTTTAGTTGGATTAATTTCCGTAGCAGTATTATGGAAGTTACTAACTCATGATGATGCATAACATTAGTTCAATAATGAAGTGAGTAAACGACGTAAAGGTTTATGTAGGAGCACTTAACACGTGGGTTCAATTCCCACCTCCTCCACCATAAGCATATGAAAGAAATAATTTGGCATTTTAGTTGTAAAGAATGTAATGGTTGGTGGTCCATAGCAGTTATGGATAATTGGAAACCAAAGAAATTATTTTGTCCACATTGTGGAAAACCGTATGTTTATGATGGGGGAGACATGGCTTCGATTAGGTAGCAGATCCGCTTAAAACTCGTCAGTCAACAAAGACTTAAACATGAAAATTTAAACGGCAACGATAGCGTTTATGCACTAGCGGCTTAACAGTTAGTTAGTTGAGGTTTTCTCCGGAGTTCCTTATCACCCAATACTCCGGTATTTTTTTTATATACATAATACTATGATAACCCTAACCGACAAAGCTGTTGAAAAATTAAATACCTTAATCACAGATAATAGGAAACTCAGAATATTAGTAAAAAAAACAGGCTGTTCAGGCATGGCATACCACTTAGAATATAATATAACGGAAACTGATCAAGATGATTCATTTATGGTTAGAGGTATTCCTGTTATTATTGATAAGAAAAGTCAAGTATATGTAAAAGGTGCAGAGATAGACCATATAAAAAAAGGTCTTAATGAAGGATTTGAATTTTATAATCCTAAAGAAAAATCTAGGTGTGGTTGTGGGGAAAGTTTTACAGTATGAAGAAGAGTGTATTTAAGATAAATAAAAAAAGTCATTTAGAGAAAACATTATTTTTTGATGAAGGTGTGGACATAGCACGATATGATGTGGTTAAATATCCATCACTCCAAAAGTTATATGAAAAGATGTTATCATTCTATTGGACACCAGATGAGATCGATGTCACAAAGGATAAGATTGATTTTGATAAGTTAACAAAGAATGAGCAACATATATTCACATCCAATCTTAAAAGACAAATACTATTAGACTCAGTACAGGGCAGAAGTCCTGACCTTGCTTTACTTCCTATCGCAAGTAATCCTGAATTAGAATTACTTATTGAAACATGGGCATTTTTTGAGACTATTCACTCAAGATCTTATACACATGTCATACGAAATGTCTATCCTAACCCCTCAAAAATATTTGATGAGATAACATCTATCCCACAAATTATCGAGTGTGGTAATGCAATATCAGAACATTATGATAACCTCATCAATTATAGAGGTCCTCACGGTGCATATAAGCATAAAAAACTATTGTATCTATGTTTGATTAGTATATATATTTTGGAAGGCATACGATTTTATGTGAGCTTTGCATGCTCATGGGCATTTGCAGAACTAAAACAGATGGAAGGTAATGCAAAAATTATTAAATTAATTTGTAGAGATGAGAATATACATCTTGCAGCAAGCCTTAATATTATACGAACTCTAATTAAAGAAGATAAAGATTTCGTAAAGATAAAAAAAGAAACAGAAGATCAAGTAATGGAATTATTTGAAGACTGTTTAGTACAAGAAGAAGAATGGTGTGATTATTTATTTGATGATGGTTCAATGATTGGACTAAACGCTGATCTTCTCAAAGAATATATACGTTGGATTGGAGCAAAGAGAATTAAGAGTCTTAATTACCATGTACCATTCCATACACATCTACATAATCCACTTTCATGGACTGAAAAATGGATTAGTGGCGGGGCAGTTCAAGTAGCTCCACAAGAAACTGAAATAACATCTTATACTGTGGGTGGCGTTAAACAAGATGTTAATAAAAAATCATTCGAGGGATTAAGCTTATGAGAGCAGTTATATGGAGTAAGAATAATTGTATTTTTTGCGCTAAAGCAAAGGCATTGTTAGATAGTAAAAAAATTTATTATGAGGAAAGAAATATAGAAGATGAGTTTAGTCCTTGGACATTTAAAGATTTTCAAGAAGCAGTTCCAAATGCAAGGGGATTTCCTCAAATATTTATTGATTTTAAATACATAGGTGGATATGATAAAATGATATCATATATACAATTAGGAGAGTTAAGTTTATGATATGTAATGAATGCAATAGTGAACCTTTTGAGGTTATGATTAAAGATGAAATGGGATTCCCTACTGAAACTATTGAATTAGATTCACCAACCGACTTTTGTCCATTTTGTGGAGCGAATATAGAGTGGGCCAGTAGAGGAGGCTTTGATGCAGATGAATATGATGAAAACAGATTGGACCCATAATGGGGAAAGATTTACTTCTAATGATATTGCTGATTTTTATGGTTTTGTGTATCGCATTACCAACTTGGTTACGGAATACGATTACGTCGGACGAAAATACTTTAGAACAATTCGCAAGCTTAAGCCTTTAATAGGCCGAAAGAATAAAAGACACAAGACAAAAGAAACTAACTGGCAAGATTATTGGGGTTCTAGTAAGAGACTCACTGAGGATATAGAAGCTCTAGGTAAAGAGAATTTCAAACGTGAGATCATTTGTCTATGCAAGACTCGTGGTGAAACAAATTATATGGAAGCTAAGATACAGTTTAATGAAGATGTTTTATTAAACCCACAAAACTATAATGGTATTATAGCTATTAAGATTGGATATGGTTCTGTTAAAAATTTAAGTGAAAACTATGTACATTTAGATTAAACTATGATATAATAGAAGTATATTTTGAACGACGAAGAACTAAAAGAGTTTATGGAGTATTTTAAAGACGTTTTACCAAATCCCGAACACTACCCGAAAAAAGTTATATGGTTATATAAATGGTGGAAATCAATTGTTATAAGGAATAGAGATGCCGACATATACTTTTAAATCAAATAAGACAGGTAAAGAATGGGATGATACCATGAGCTGGAAAAAGCTTGATGAGTATTACAAAGAACATAATTGTCAACAAGTATTTAACAAGATGGCAGAAGTTATATCAACAACAGGTGATGTTCATTCAAAAACAACACATGAATTTCAAGATAGAATGAAAGATATTCATAAAATGGCAGGTCGTAATAGTAAAATGTATGATTAAACAAAACATCATTAAATGAGTTGGAAAAAAATTACAATAGAATGGCTACAAGATGTGCATAAAATAACACCAAGATTTGATTTAAGTTGGTATATAAAATGGGTGGCAAGTATATTACTTCTTATTAGTATGATTATGACAGCAAATTTTGATATGCATCCATTAAATATTATGCTTGCTAGTTGTGGTACTGCTGGGTGGTTCATTGTAGGTATAATGTGGCATGATAGAGCACTCATAGTTATTAACATAATTGCTACTAGCATATATATGCATGCTACATTAATATATTATTTAGAAAAATATGTTCAAACATAAAACAGTTGATTTAGGTTATAACGATCTAAAAACTATAAATGAGGGTGGAAGAAAATACCTTACACCTAATGGTAACTATCCTTCAATCACAAACCTACTCAGTAATCTAAGCAAAAAAGCTATTCAAGCTTGGAGAGATCGTATTGGACATGAGGAAGCAAATAAGATATCTAGAGTTGCGGCAGGTCGTGGCACGGCAGTTCATGCTATATGTGAGTTGTATGTTAACAATGATCCTGACTATGCAAGGGGTGTTATGCCTAATATCCTTAATGACTTCAACAGAATTAAAAACATATTAGATACACGTATAGGCATAGTGTATGGACAAGAATTGCCATTGTACTCTGATCACTTAGGAGTGGCAGGTCGAGTCGACTGTGTAGCAGAGTTTGATGGCAAACTAAGTATAATAGATTATAAGACTAGTAGAAAAACAAAGAAATATGAATGGTGTCACTCTTATTTTATGCAAGAATGCTTTTATGCTATTGCATGGGAAGAAAGAACAGGCATTCCTATCACCCAATTGGTAACAATTATCTCTGTAGATGACGCAGAACCCCAAGTTTTTATAGAACATAGAGACGACTGGGATAAAGAACTTGTTAAAGTCATAGAAAAATATTCTACATAAACCGCATTTTATAGAAAAATCTTTCTATTTTCAAAAATAGTTACACAAGCACCGCAAACTATGATATAATATACCTATATCAAATAAAAAAGGAATAAGTATAAAATGTTTAATATAATGAATTTACTAACAAAATATTCAAGTCCATGGAATGAAGAAAGTCTTGCGAAAGGCATTCCTATAAAATATCTTAAACAAGTTCAAGTATCTTTGCTATTCGGAGATTTTTCTGAAAGTCTTACTGGATTTAGATATATGTTTCGTGGCGGACCTAAGTATAAAACATCAGCCAATAAGACTGGCTATTCAAAAAGACCCCAGGCATTTTGTCATAAGGCAATGGCTGATACATTTGCAATTTATAAAAGGAGTTTATAATGGTAGTTAACTTTACTGAACAAAGATCTAAATCAATACAGGCATTTATTGATGCCAATCCAGATAAGTTTAGGATTGTCACGCCTAAAGAAAATGCCAAGACTCTAAATAGACAGAGCGGTGGTTATTTTAAAGGTCGATCTGTAATGGGTCCATCTAAATCAAAAGGTAAATTGGGAAAAACATCATGATGACACTTGAAAATATTATTGTAATGCTATTACTTGTTGCTAATTTCTTTATATGGAGTTGGGTTATATGAGTTGGGAAAAATGGTCAAAACGTAAAACTATATACACACTAGAAGGTATTCGTTTACGCTCTTGCAGATTATGGTTAGACGAAAATGGATTTCATCCATTCCTAGATCAAAATGAATTAACACGTCCAGACTTACAGAAGTCAATGGGATGTACATACGATGAGCTTCCAAAAGAAGCTTGGGAAATGATGGACAAATATGATATGGAAATAGCTAGAAGGAGTAAATATGTTACATAATATATGTGATAAACTAATATTAACAGATTGTGATGGAGTTCTATTAGATTGGGATTACCATTTCTATAAGTGGCTTAAGGAGACTGAAGGCTATGAGAGACTTGGTCCTGAATATAACATCGGTAAAGCTATAGGTGTTGCACAGAAAACTGGTGCAAAGTTTGTAAACTTATTTAACAGATCAGAGTATATGAAAACTCTATCGCCTATGCGCGATGCTATTAAGTATGTACGTAAGTTACATGAAGAGCATGGATATATATTTCATGTGATCACTTCACAGACTAACTGTCGACTTGCACAAGAGTATCGTAAAGAGAACTTGCGCAATGTATTTGGTGAAGTCTTTGACGGCTTTACTATACTAAACACTGGTCAAGACAAAGATGTATCTCTCAAAAAGTGGGAAGGTACTGAATGTTTCTGGGTTGAAGATAAAGCTACTAATATTAAGATGGGCAATGATGTTGGTCTTAGAGGAATTCTTATCGATCATACTTGGAACAAAACTTGTTCTTACGAATGTGATCGTGCGAATAATTGGAAAGACGTTTATAATATAATTACAGGAGAAGTATAATGGCTTTAGTAATAAACAAAGCAGAAGAGACTACGCACTTACGTGGTAAATCTAGATTTTATATAGCAGGTTGGGTAGCTAATCGTGAGTGTGAAAACCCACAAGTATTACCTAATACGCACGTTCCACCTATTTGGGAAAAATGGCATGAAGAATACCTAAGTGGATATGGCGATTCAGTCGCTAATGGTGAATGCTTAAATTTCAATATTAATTCTAATCTGTTCCCCGGTCGAAGATTAAAATGATATAAATAACTCTATATCACAACAGTTAAATCTGATGACAGATAAAGAGTTGTTTTCGAGTTTACAAGGTAAACTGAATCACATATCTATGATGGGGCAGTGGTACCACCAACACGACATTACTAAATCTGCAGAGGAAGCTAAAAAAATAATTAATAAATTAAAAGCGAGAAATGATGAATCATGTGGTATGAGTAGAAAGTAGTGGAGAAAATTATGGCATTGTTAGAAGATATAGTTGATTTTTGTAAAAAGGAATTAAGCATCCCGCAGGATATTTTAGTATCCGTTGAGCGTGATGATTTATCAGAAGATAATGTTAAAGGTTGGACCACTGATTCTGCTGAAGATGATGAATACGATATTGAAATAGATACACGTCTTAGTTTTAAAGAAACTATCTTAACGGTCTGCCACGAAATGGTGCACGTTCTCCAATTACACGAAAATCGTGAGTTAGACGAAGTCGAAGCTTATGAAAAGGAAGAGTTATTATATAAGAAATATATAAATAGCTCTTAGTAGTATCCCTACTTAAAAAAGGATTTTTTGTTTAAATAAAAAAGGAAATAATATGTTTAAAAAACTACTAGTCGCGACGGCGGCCATGCTATTATCTGCAACTTCGGCTGCAAGTATTAGCTTATCGGGTTTATACGAGGGTACGCTTGATTCACACGGAGCTTACACTCAAGACATAACAACTACCCTCAAAGGTACATCTGGAAATTCCACAGTTACTGTGGTTTTTGATGAAAATTTTGATATAGATGATATGTATGTAGAAACTACTACTGGTCCTCTAACTTTTAAGTTAGGTGATTTTTCTGGTGATGATCCAGATTCAGTATCTATTAGTGTTACAGCGATAGTTGGTGGATTCACGGTAGGATTAAATCAAGTCTCAGGTGGTTCAACAACTTTCGATGTTGGTGGTGCACTTGCAGGTATTACATTTAATGTCACAGATGTTACAGCTTCAACTAGAGAAACCACAGCTACTTATGAAGTTGCTGGTGTAAAAGCTACAGTTGTACATAATACAGTTGCTGCAGGCAATAATATTGATACAACAATTACGACTACTCTTGGTGGTTTAACACTAAGTGGTAATCATGATTCAAATGCAGATGGTACTTCGTCTAACGAAGGCTCAGTATCTAAACTTCTAGAAGGTTTAGGTACAGTTAAAGTTTTATTGTCCAAGACATCGGCTGATGTTACAACTAAGGAATTTAGTTTAACACGCGGTATCTGGACTGGAACTTGGTCTAAGGTAGGAAGCGCTGATGGCGTAACTTCTCTTAAGGCTACCCTTGCATTTTAAAAGAACTACTTACTCAGTAGTAACTCCTGGGGGACCGGGCCTCAGCTAAGTCCCCCAACCTAAACTATTGGAGAGATCATGAATAATAGAAAATTAATGAGCGAATACTATAAAGACGATGGTAGTGTTGCAAAGATATATCAAGTCGTAACAGGAATGGATGGAGAACATTCCTTTTTTTCAATCACATATAAAGACCCAAATGGTAATAGACTTGCTACAGAAGATTTTCCATTCAAAGCATTATGCTATGTAGAAGATGCAGCGGAGAACTGGACATTGGGTATAAAATTATTATTGGGGTAAAATATGGCAAGTTTCGATTTTGGTTTCACACTAGTTGATGAAAATGAATTAGATGTTGCAAAAAAAGTAGCAGCATCAACAGCGAGTGCATCAAATGCACAGGATAGGTTGGACAAATTGTTCAATGCTATCACGCCTTTACTTAATAATCTTAAGGCTAATCCTGAGAAAGAATATATTAAATGGCCTAATAGGGTAGACAAAGTAGAAGCATTCGAAGGTCAAATATTAAAAATATATAAAGGCTAGTATGTACAAATAGCCTTAACTGTGTTATAATAGTATTTACACACACACTTAATAGGAATATATTATGGCAAAACGTAAGATGACAGAAGCACAGCGAACAGCTGCTGCAGCCAACTTAGCGAAAGCAAGAGCGGCTAAAAAACCTGCAACATATAAAACCGTTGCGGCTAATGTTCAAGCACTTGATGAAGATCATGGATTATCTATGGTAAATGTTAAGCAATACATCAAAGCTACTACAGAAAAAATGGCAGCATTACGACGTGGAATACAAACCAATGAGAGAGGAGCAATTGCTAAATATGAATCAGCAAGAGTTTATAAAACTCATTGTCAAACATACTTACGTGAAGGTGTATGGTCATTAGACTTTTATGGTGAGAACGAAGAGAAGCCAGTTTATTGGGCAACACTTACTCCAGCCTATGACAAAGATGGGATGCAAAAGTAATGGAGGATATAAATAAAAAAGCCTTCTCGAATTTAGTTGAAACTTTTGTAAGAACCCATAGAGATACTAATTACATAGATGCTATTATAGAGGTATGTGAGAAGAACGAAATCGATCTTAGAGACAGTAAAAAACTTATCTCTAAGGAGATTATAGAACATGTAGAGTTTGAAGCAAAGAAACTTAATCTATTACAGGGTGGTCAAGATTCGCATCTATTGCCTATATGAGAATGACCGGATATGATGCATTTACATTACATAACGCTATTAACCTCCATTTCAATGGAACTTACGATTGTTTTAAGTATAATTTCAAAACAAATATAACTGAAAAAACCTATTGGAAAAGACCAGATAAATTTCAGTTAACAAAGATCGGTAAACGATTTAAAAATAGAGATGATATCATTATGTACTTTGCTGCACATCAAGCGGCTGGTAATAAGTTTAGTGGTGATATGATTAGAGATGAAGAAACTTATACTACTTTTTTAAAACGTATAGATAGTATTAGTTATTTATTTAAGAACGAATTAGAAGAAATTTCAGATGTAAAGTTTGATACTCTCTTGGAAATAGATGAAACATATCCAAGAATAGTACAGCTTCATTTGGAAGGCAGGGTTTCCTTGGAAACTTTGTGTATAGTGAATAGGCTAACAGGTTTTATTGAGGAAGCCAATTCACGAATAAGTGAGACCATACTATGGCCTGACTTATATAAGAAGATAACTAAGTATCAATCCTTTTTAAAGTTTGATGACCTTAAAATGAGAATGATTATCTTAGATATTTTCAAATAAAGTATGTACTTTTACGAAAAGTATGATATAATATATAATGATACAAAGTAATATAAATTAATATAAATCTTTAAAGGAGATGTAAAATGAGTTTCGCAGACTTAAAAGCTAAAGCTAATGACATGTCAGCATTAGTTGGTGCAGCTGAAAGCGCCACAACAAAACAAACATACGGTGATGATCGTATGTGGAAACCCACAGTAGATAAAGCAGGTAACGGTTATGCCGTTATTCGCTTCTTACCTGCGGTCGAAGGTGATGACTTACCTTGGGCTAAATTCTGGGACCATTTCTTTCAGGGACCAACTGGACAATGGTATGTAGAGAAATCACTTACCACTATTCAGAAGGATGACCCTGTTTCAGAAATGAATTCAAAACTTTGGAACACAGGCATTGAGGCAGATAAAGATACAGCTCGTAGACGTAAGCGTCGCTTACACTATGTGTCAAATGTCTATATCGTTTCGGATCCTGAGAATCCAGAAAACAATGGTAAAACATTCTTATATACTTATGGTGCTAAAATCTTTGAGAAGATCATGGATAGCATGCAACCTAAGTATGAAGATGAAACACCAGTCAATCCATTTGATCTATGGAAAGGTGCTAACTTCAAAATGAAGATTGCTCAAGTGGCGGGATTCCGTAACTATGACCGATCTGAGTTTGGTAGTGCAGAAGTTTTAAATGCAGATGATTCTGTGTTAGAAGGTATCTATAACCAGCAATTTGCTCTTAAAGAGTTTACTGATCCTACTTCATTTAAATCTTATAGTGAGCTTAATCTTAAGTTGACTAGAGTGTTAGGTGAGGAAGTGAAAGGCCAATCGCGTTCTGAAATTGATTATGTTGATGAGGATATTAAAAACGAATCACCATTCAATGATGGACCATCTAATCCTGTTGTAGACCCAGTTCAAAAGGCTGAATCTGAAGATGACACTATGAGTTATTTTGCTAAATTAGCAGCTGAAGCTTAATCTATGAACCCGTCGAAAGACGGGTTTTAATTCAACCTTATAAATTCTACATCTAGTTTAGAATAATCTACATATAAGAATCCGTTATCTGCCATAGATGATGCCCAAGGAACTTCTTGTGCCATAACTCCTTCATATTTACCTTCTAAACCTTTATATTTAAATTCATAAATGTTTATATCCGATGGAGATTTTCTTACTAGTTTAATATCTTCTTTTAATCTGATATCAGATGCACGTCCACCAGGCAATATATTCCGACTATCCCCATACTCAGCATTAATATCAATTGTTTCAGGAAAATGAAAAAGATTATAATGATTAGATGAGTCGGTATTATGTATGCCACCACCATTGCCACCACCACTATTTGTACTATAAATTCCTAATGCTGATTGTAATGCTTTAATTCCCATAGCAGCACTTGTATAATTTTCTAAATTAAGATTTTTTATACCAGTTTTAATGGTTAGATCATTAAAGCCACCACGCATTTCAAATTTTCCACCATTAAATGCAGCATCTATACCATGAGCCATATATACAAAATCATTTGTAAATTTCTCAAATTCAAAATCACTTGACCTTAATTTTAATCCATTTAATTCATTAAGTACGGTCACGACTGTTTTTATACCTTTAGCAGATTTACCTAATAAATCACCACCCTCTGCAAGTGTAGCTAGTTTTGTCATAGGAGAAACAATACTATCTACTAAATTTTCCATACCAGATTTACCAGTATCAATATCATTATCACCCCATGTAAATATATTTTTAAAACTATCTATAATATCACCAGCAATATCACCAACACCAGTTGCAATTTTAAGACCTAACATTGCTGTAAGTCCTATAGCCAATGCACTCATACCTGCACCAACTGCTAGCAGATTGGTACCTTTTATATCATTAAATGATGTTGTACCAGCTGCAATATTTGTCATCATACTACCTAATTGTGAACCATCAGCTCCCATCCAGTCAGCTATTGCAGCAACACCGCTCATACCAGCGAAGAAAAGACCAATACCAGAACCCATAGCGCCCATACCTAATGCCATCGGTCCTGAGGCAACTCCCATTCCTCCTCCTAAAAGC